TCTACGAGATGATTTAAACATCTTGAAGCTCCAACGCATCAGCAATCTCGTTAGCTACATAGCTGTCAAAGCAAACACGTGCAGCATTCTTGATTGATACATTATTCTCTACGAGCTTTGCAAATTCTTTCCAAGCACGTATTGATGGTGGACATTCATCATAGTTACCTGCATTCTGTGAGTAAACACTTCTGTATTTCTCAGGTAAAGCAAGTATTGCTTGTGGGTGTACCTCATTGATGTTTAGTTTTACAGCAAACCTATCGGCTAGTGCCTCAGGTAAGCTATCAGGTGTACCATTCATAGTGGCTACAACATTGAAACCACTCGCAGGTTTTACAGTTTCTTTGTCTTGGTTAGGCAAAGTGAAACGTGCAATATCCTTGTCATCAAGGATAGCGTGCAGTACTGATGTGACATCAGGACCTGCGTGGTCTATCTCATTGATAACTAATCTAGTACCTTCTCTCCAAGCCTTGATTGCTACACCATCGTTCCAATCAAACGTACCTTTCTCATTCGGTATGTAATGACCGACCAACTCTGATGCAGAGCTATCGACTGTAAGAGTTGTGCTATATATCTTTCTATCTTTCGGCACATTCGCAATAGTTGCTTGGTATGTTTTACCTGTACCAGGAACACCGTAGAGTAGCACTCTCTCTGATGTACCAATTATGCTGTTGAATAGTTCCCAACAGTTATCCATATTAATCGTTCTCCTTTGTATTATTGTTTGTACTTATTCTTCTTCGGTGTCAGCAAGACCCTGTATATACTTCATCTCTGCTTTACCTAAGAACTCTTCTATATCTTCGATGGTTGCATTGCTATCATCTTTGAACTTAGCTTCAGCTTCATCTAAGATATTTCTTTCATAGGAGCTACCCTCGGGTATATCTAACCAAGCGTAAGGTCTTACAGTTGGTATGTTCTCCCAAGTCTCTCCTGCAATATCAAGTTGAATAGTTTCCCACTTGATTTCTTTTGGTGAGATTTCTTCATTAACGCTCGTGACAGGAACTGTCGGAACATTAAAGACTGTTCTCACGTGTGGCATTGTTAGTTTACCTGCTTTGTGATAATGAGGCATAGCCATTACACAAGTAACAGGATAATTACTTACAGCCACTCTATCTGTATACTCATCAGCATCTTCAACACCTGCTTGGGCATCAAAGAAACCTTTACGTAAAGTACGGTTATATCCTTTCTCGATAGCTTCATTGTTCAATGTCTCAAGGACATCAGTTGTAAGCACGAGATAGTTGTACTCGTGAGTTTGTACTCGATAGTTATGTTGCATATTATTCCTCCTCTTTCTCTACTTTAGTCTTGCAACTTACACAAGGACAGTCGCCTTCAAGGGTCTTGTCATTTATGTATTCTTTTGTATTCCACTTAGCAAAACATTCTGGACATAATGCTAAGTTGTCTACTACAGGTATCTTCCTATCAACTGCAATCTGGTCATTGCATAAGTCACATACCCATAAGTCATCAGGTATATTGGTATCTACCAATACATCAAAGAAAAAGCCACCATTCTTTTCTATGGAACTTTTCTTTTCTTCATACTGTTTTTCAGATTCCAACCTGACTTCTTTTCTATGTTCGATTGGGTTAAGAACCCATACGATTTCTTCTACCATATATTCCTCCTATAGATAGCTTGTAACACACAATTAACGAGGTCTGCGTTTAGTTGTTTCGTGTCTAGGTAGTAATGAGCTACCAACCTTTATTATGTGCTACAAGCTACCTACACACTAGAAAAATGTATACCCTCCCCTAGTGCATTATGGCTCGGCTTCCCGACTTCTGACTAGCATTAATGTACACCATATTGTAAATAGCTGTAGATATTTTGTATATTATCTTTTACTTTAGTGCTACTCATAAGTAGCTCGGATTACGCAGGTGGCGTTTGTCGTTACGTACTACAGAAAGGGGAGTACATACCCACGTAATCCGAGCTACCTACTTTCAGTCGCAGGAGTAAACAGGGCATTGAATAACCTGCTCTTACTTATAGATAGCTTGTAACACACAGTTATAGGTTTGACTAGTGTTTGCGTACGCCACTTGCTACTTACTATGTGCTACAAGCTACCTACATTTCTGTAGATAGCTCGTTATGTATGCGTTTCAGCTATGTGTATAAATCTTCATCTGGCTCTGTTAATGGAGACAGACTATATATAATAGCTCTGTGTTCAGTGAACTCTATATCATCCCTGTTGTCAGCTAATGATACTAGCTCATCAATCTGTTTGACAGCGTCCTCTGGTTTAACATCACTTGGGAAAGTAAAGTTAACAGATAACTCGTTGTCATAACTTTTACTATTCTTATCTACGAATACGTAGATGTCACTCTTAGGCATTGTCCTCCTTCACAGGTCCTACCTCTGTCCATAGTACTGAGGTCACCATTCTATTTGGTACTGCAGATAATTTACTATCGGCAATCTTACAGGCTTCTTGTTCGTTTTGAGCGATTACTTCAAAGTCTAACTCTGCTGTAAACGCATATCTATTAGCAACCATTATTCCTCCTCATCTTTCTTGGATGCAAAGTTAATTAAGAATTTCTCCATATCTTTCACAGCATCTTTAGCTACGTCATCAATGGTCTCTGCTTGAACGTGCATATTCTCTACAAGATTAGGATTACCCATAATGATTAGTTCAGGCTCTTGCCAGAACGCAAGGTTATCAAAGTTCTTTACTGCCTCTAAGTTCTTTTCAAGAATCTCTAAAGCAAAACCAACAGGTATGCGTACATTCTGCCAGTTATTTTTAGCTGTCTCCTTGATACTTTCTAACTCATCATTATCTTCTATATCTAATTTTAATCCCATTGAATTAGCCATACCATTTATATCAACTGAATCATCATCAAGTATCTTGTATGCGTTCTCAAAGAACTCTACAAACTGTGCTACAAACTTGACACACATATTAAACGCATAGTTCTGTACCATATCACCTACGAGTAAACCCATAGCTTCAGGATAAGAACTAGCCTGAAACGAATAGTCTCTTGTTTCCATATCATTCGCATCAGTGACACCATCAGAAATCATAGCTTCTCTGTTTACGAATTGTCGAACGTGATAATCTCTCTTACCATAGTTCATATTAATAGTCTTGTCGGCATCAAAGCCGTTGAATTTTTTAGGCATAACTTAGCCCTCCTCTCATCTTTGTATTAATTTTCTTTACTGTTTCATAGCCACAAGTCCAACACTTTACAATGTAATGTACTGATGACTTTACGTTACTGTGTATAGCAACCTTGCTGTACTCTGCCTGTCGGCAATTATCGCATAACATATCTCTCCTTTGTATTTGTTATTCATCTTCTGGATAGTGAACTGTAAAATTACAGTCTGTACTTTCCTCATAATCGTTAGGGATATTCAGAGGTTTCCTCGCACGTTCTCTAGTCCGTATCAAGTCCTCCTCCAATATTCTCTTACGAAACTTGTACTCATTTATCATAAGTAATAATCTTTTAAACATTATTCCTCCTCATCTGCATCTGACAATCTTATCTCTACAAGAAATGTAGCTTGCTGTTCAGGTGTCATAATGTTAAAAGCAATATCTAAATGCTTTCTCAATCTCTCGATGATGAGCATTAATCTATTAACTCTTTTAATGTATTTATGTAATACACTATTTAAAGTCTTAGCCATTATTCCTCCTCACCAATGACTTCATTTAGTCTTTGATATATAGCTCGTAACAATAGTTTGTTCTCAGTTCCTCTACCCATTACTGCATCAGCAGTAGAAGTATCAGCACCGATTGTTTTAGCCATATCTCTGTATGTTTTATTTGCTTCGTTCATCTCTAGTATCTTTCCGTCAATGAACTCTTGTGGTGTGAATGTTGTATATTCAACAGCCATAGTTCCTCCTTTACTATTTGAACTTAACTAAGTTCTTTAATATATTCTTTGCCGTTGGCTTACTATCTATATCATTGATATTTTCTTTTGATAGTTCCAACAACAATCTAATCTCGTGTAGAAAGTTCTTAGGATTTCTGAACAAGATGATGAGCAACGTTATAATATTTTTAGTTTCCCATCTCTGATGTCCAATCCAAAAACCTGGCTCACCTCCGTGATGAGATGTACTTCCATAGTTTGCATAACCATAGATAGAGTTAAATACTTTATGAGCGTGCTTGTGACACAATACTATTTCATTATCGTGTTCATCCTCCATAAAGAATGTATCTTTGAAGTCGCCATAACCTCCAAAGTATTTTAAGTATAGTACTCCACTATCTTGGTTATCAAGATTGACTTTGCATCTCTTGTAATTACAAAGGTTCATAATCTTTTTTTATCCTTTCTAGTTGGTCTGTCTCACAGTCTTGACACAACAACTTTGCTAATAGTTCTACTCTTGTATCTCTGTTTGATATTGTGCAATACTCAACAAAAGTTTTTACAGTATGACCACAGCGATAATCGATGTCATACATTTTAAAATGTTTATGTATGTGTGTATCGTATTCATCGCTGTGTGGATTCATAATAAATTTTCTATCCATTATTCTTTCTCCAATATATCGTAATGCTCATCGCATAAGTTATTATCTTTACCAGAGTGGAAACAATTCCAACAGAACTCTATATCAGTCATTAGATTATTCCTTTCATTTTCCATCTCACGTAAGTTCTTATCTTTAATCCCAGAAAAAATTTATCTAGGAATATTTGATATAGTCTTTTAATATTCATTCTTCCTCCTCGATAACGCCTATGAACTTGAGGCATCTTACACAAATACCACCATCTCTACGTACTCTATTCTTTCTACATAAAGTACATCGGATGGGAAAGGACTTGTCCTCTCGGTATATATTATCTTTCTCTGCTAGTCTCTCTCGCTCGTATTTATCTATGTTGTATTTGAATATACCATCGTGGTTGACAGAATATTCTTGTCTGCATTGGTAGCAGAACTTGTTAGACTTAGGTATCTTCTTATCACAGATACTGCATCTGTACTTGAAGTCTAAGTTCTTTGGTAGACTTTGTTCTGGAACGTGCAAGTCATTCCAGTTTGAAGTCTTGATATGAGAATTTTTCTTAACGTAACTCATAGTATTCCTTTCTGTAATTTTGTTGCCGAGCTGGTCGGCTTGTTGTTTTCAATTTACCAGTTCCCCAATTACATATAAATTATTCATCTGCTCTGGATTTCTTGACGCACGTCCTGGGTAAATCACTGTGTGCTTTTATATAAATAGTCTATACAGAAATGCGCACGCTTTAAAAAAAAGCCAATGCCTCTCTCTCTCTTTTAATAAAATAATAAATGTAATAAATAAGTAAGGTGACTCCCTAATGATGTGGTATATAAAGACTGTCTGAGGTCTCCCTTAACGGGTTATTCACAATGCGAAATTAAATTAATGAGAACGTTGCGTGAATATTTTGTGGATTTTGTTTTGATTGTAGAAGTATACGTTGAATAAAGTGAGCATAAAAAAAGGGTGATAGCCGAAACTACCACCCTAATCTTATTAGATGTTGTATTTATTTTCTACGTACCAGTCATCTAAGCAAGTACATAGTGTATATTCGTGTGAGCATTCCATTAGTTATCGAAGTCCACGAACTGTTCCCAAGCCTTATCTTTCTTAGGATTACCAACTTTGATAGATGTGTTAACTGCTTTCTTAGCTAACTCATTCTTACTATATAGATTGATAGGGCAAATGTAATCGAATACTTTGCGTATTGCATCAGTACCAATTATCTCATCCATACCTTTCTTTAAATCTCCAGCTTGTGTGAAGATTTCTTTAGCATCACCAGACGCTACTATCTGATGAACTTGATATGCACCTTGCCAAGAACGTAAGAGATACTTACTTTCTTTACCATTGACTACGAGACGATATCTAACTTTAGGTTTACCATCTGCTCCTAGTACAGCATTATCAATTCTACCGACTTGCACGGTTATGTTCTTTTTCCCAAGTTTGCCTTGAGTAACACCACCTAGAAATCTAGTGATGTTGGAGTTAAGTTTAGCAGTTGCCATTTTCTTAACCTTTCTGTAATGGTTGCACATCTTGTAACAACCTCCGACACCACGTCTCGGAGTGTTGTTACGTTGTTGAGAGTTGTTGAGTGAGTTAGTCTCACATCACAAATCATTAACTGGAGCGAACGACCTTTAGCTTTTGCTCTGCAAAAGTGACTATGCTCGCATAGTCAGTCGTGAGTATAAGGAGATGCCAACACTTCCGCGAGCTTGCGAGTAAAGTTGCGAGAGAGTGCGAATGAGCTATAGGCGAGTGAGTGCGAAAGAGCGTTGGCACGACTGGAGAAGAATGATTTGTGATATTGTTCTTAGTTGATTTGTGGTGAGCGTGCTTGCCACGCGAGCTAGAACGAAAATAAATATCTGGAAGGCGAGAAGAGAATAATGCGAGACGACAGATTTTGGTTTGAGTTCTTGAACAAATCGACTTAGAACCAATGGTGAGACGGGGAGAAGGAGTTGAATAATTAGTGAATGACATTGCTCGCCCGAAGGCGAGAGTTTACTCGAGCCCTCGGACCTACAAAATGCGAGCAAGGAATGAACGGAAAGACATTGGATATTACTGATACAATGGAGAGAGAAAGAGATATATACAATATATAGTATGTATAAGAAGAGATATAGATTATTAGAGAGTGTCTAGGGTTTCTATCAAAGGGAAGTAGAAGATATACATAAGCTAGACAAATATAAACAAACTATACCATATATAGTATGTATGAATGTATGGGTGGGGTAAGTATATGTGCGTGAGCTTGCGAGCGCTCTTGTAGGGGTGGGGGTGGGTAGGTGGAGTAATATATAGAATATAATGTACAGCTTTAGACCTTGTTACGGGGGTATTTAATGTCGGTGGGGGGTGGTGTGGTATGTGACCCTAAAAAAAATTACTGGTAACTAGCACTCAAAACGCACGACACTTACCTGAACAGTTGACTGGGAAAGTGTTACAGGAGGATTGTAATGTCCTGCTTAGATAAGTGTCTAGTTTATTATACACTACTAGATAGATATGTATAGTATAAAAAAGAACTTTTTTATATAGTACGCTTGAGTTCCAATGGGGGGTGTTTTCGGGCAGTAGCAGGCATATATACGGAGTATATTAAAAAAATCTAATTCAATTCTTTTGTATGTCCTCGGGTACTAGCCTTGTGGTAATCCCAGTCCTAAGTTTCCTTAGTAGCTAGCTTTCGTACGCCTGATATCCTCTTTACCTGTAACATACTAATCAAAAAGAATGTTTGTATAAAAGCATATTAATACTAACATAGATTTATACAAATAGGAGGTATTTATTTATGAATTTAAACCACAACTTGATGTGGGCAAAAAAGGGGAAGAGTTGGTTAAACTTTTCTATGAATCCAAAAGACAAGGTACGAAGAATCTATACATTGTACGTCCAACAAAAGAATGGGAGCAGAAACAAGGTGCAGACTTCTTTGTGGTCAATAACGAATTGGGAACAAAATATTTTGAGGTCAAGACTGACACTCAAACAAAAGATACAGGGAATGTAGCACTTGAAGTACAAATTGTGTATGGGGATACAGACAAACGTATAGGATGTGCATTAAAAACATTCCCTGATTATCTTTTCTATTGGGTTTACCCAACCCAGGATATCCTTTACTGGAATCCTCAAGAGATAAATCCGTATATTGTAGATTGGATTGCCGAAGGCAAAAGAATAGTGGAAGTAGAAAATAAAAATTTTTTTTCACGCACTTTACTAATAACAATGGACGAGATGTTTAACACAGGTGTAGTTAAGAAACTAGAAGTACCACAGTCATTAATTGATAAGGTACTATTAGAAGATGACGTACAAACCACTACCCCATTCAGTCACAGTTAAACCAAGCGAGATAGACGGTCTTGGTTTATTTGCTAAGACCGTTATATCTAAAGATACAGAGCTTGGTATATCACACGTTATAGCGTACGGAGATGTAGTACGCACTCCTCTTGGGGGTTTTGTCAATCATTCGGACGAACCTAACGCAGAGAAAATAGAAAGAGGAAATTATATATTATTATCAACTATCAAAGACATTATGCCAGGAGAAGAGATTACTTTGAAATATTCTTGGTATGACCCCACCTTGATTTACGAATAATTTGTTTGTGGTCGTCATCAGATAAACAAGGTAAACCATCAATGTGATGTTGATATTGTTCATTACAAACTAAACATCTTTGATGTCTATTGTAAGTAAAGTCAACTTGTGCCATTAGATAATCTAAGTTAATAGCAACTTGTCTACCAATTTTGTTTATGTTTTCTTCCTCCATAGGTTCTACTATAATAACATAATGATTACTGACTGCAAGGTTTGTCATAAACCTTTGAAGTTTTACAAAAAATACAAGGCTTGTGTTAATCTTGTATGTATAGAATATAACAAAAAGATTAGGAGATACGATGGGCTACGGAATGAAAAAGAAACCGAAGAAGAGTAAAAAGGTTTCACGTAAATCTAAAAAGATGAACTAATGGCTAAAAATAAAAAATGGATTAAAAAGGCTATTAAACGCCCTGGGGCTTTTACAGCTAAAGCTAAAAAACGTGGTATGACTACTAAACAGTTTTCAGCTAAGGTTCTTAAAAATCCTAAGAGATACGACACTAGAACAGTTAAGCAAGCTCAACTTGCTAAGACTTTAAGAAAGATGAAAAAGAAATAATGGATTCAAAAAATATATTTTCAGAGCCAAAGGAATTACAACGTTGGGCTATTCAGTTAGCTAACGCTTGTGGTGGTATGCAAGTTGAAAAGACTATGATTATTAAAAAGACTAATGCAGATAAGATTGCAGCTTTAATGGATAGATTTGTTGCAGACCATAATGAAAATACAATAGCTTTGTTAGAGAAGATGGAAGAAGAATAATGCCATTACCAGACGCATATCAATTAGGACCTAAAGGTAATCAGAAATGTAGTAACTGTGTATATTACGAAAATACAGGCAACTGTACATTATGGAAAGCATTGGTATCAGAGTTTGGTTGGTGTAAAAAATGGAAGGGTGGAAATGCCTCCTAAGAAAAAACCTAAACGTAAACCAATTAATGCAAGTACTAAAAAAACCTTGCAAGCTAAAGCAAAGAAATCAGGTATTTCGTATGGTACACTAGCTACAGTATATAGACGAGGACAAGGTGCTTATCTATCATCAGGTTCTAAGTCTGCTTCTATGGCAGCTTGGGCTATGGGTAGAGTAAATAGCTACATAAGAGGTTCTCGTAAACACGATACTGATTTAAGGAAAAAACGTGCCAAGAAAAAAAAGTAGACGTAAAGTTAAATATGAGAAGGGTGTACCTGCTAAGTATTTACAGAATAAAAAAAATTCTAAGTCATCTGTGGCACGTGAGATTAGAAGTACAGCTAAGGCTTATAAAGAAGGACGGTATATAGATTTGAAAAAAGTACAAAAGTCTAGGGCTGTTAAAAGAAAAAGGAAGGCTGTCTAATGGCACACGATGCACGTAAAAAAGCTATGTTAAAGAAACATGGATTATCAGGTGTTAATAAACCTAAACGTACACCTAAGCATCCTACTAAGTCACACGTTGTTTTAGCACAAGAAGGTCATAAGATGAAGTTAATTAGATTTGGACAACAAGGAGTTAAGGGTGCAGGTAAAAATCCATCGTCTGCTAAACAAAAAGCTAGACGTAAATCTTTTAAAGCAAGGCACGCTAAGAATATTAAAAAGGGGAAGATGTCGGCAGCCTACTGGGCTGATAGAGTCAAATGGTAAATGTAGTATGTGCAGTACCCGACTGTACTAATCTGTTACCTAAAGGTCAAAGAAAATTTTGTTCAGACAAATGTCGTCAGCTTATTGATAAACGTAAATGGAGAGCTAAACAAAATGGTGAAGTTTATATTCTTCCAGAGAAGAAAACTAATATCAATGCTAAGAAACCTAAAAAAGAAACTAAATCGCAAGATGGACGAGCTAGTGCTAGACGTGGGAATGTTTATGACAAGTTCGTACAAGATGGAATTATTCACGAAGTATTACAAGAAAGTATTACTAGAGAAGAAGCAGCTAGCTTACTTAAAGTTAGTAAAGCACAAATTTCTAGGTTTATGGCTGCGTACCAAGAAGATGTTGAGTTAGAAAAAGCACAACAAGATTGGGATGTACCTGATGAAGCTATTGAATCATTAGAGAGTTTTACAGAATTTAGAAATAGATATTTCTTAACAGAAAAAGGAATACCCTTTGAAACTGCACCATTCCATAAGAATTGGATTAAAGCACTAAACAAAGCCATAAATGATGGTGGACAGCAAATGATATTGTCACCACCTAGACACGGTAAAACAGAATTGTTAATTCACTTTACTATATGGCGTATTATGAAAAACCCTAACATAAGAATTATGTGGGTTGGTGGTAATGAAGATATTGCTAAGAACTCTGTGTCATCTGTAATTGATACATTAGAAAGTAATGAAAAACTAAAAGAGGATTTTTGTGGACCAGGTGGTAGTTTTAAACCTAGAACTAGAACTGGTAAATCTTGGTCACAGAATGGTTTCACTGTATCAACAAGAACAGTACACGGTATTAAGTCACCAACAATGATTGGTATTGGTAAAGGTGGTAAGATACTTTCTCGTGACTGTGACTTGATTATTGCAGATGACATTGAGGACCACGCATCTACAGCACAACCACGTGCAAGACATAATACAAAGAACTGGTGGACTACAACATTAGCATCTCGTAAAGAGGAACATACAGCAATTATTGTTATTGGTTCAAGACAGCACCCTGATGATTTATATTCATCATTGTTAGATAGTGAGGCTTGGGAAACAATAGTAGAAGAAGCACATAACTCTAGTTGTGAGATTCCAGAACTAGAAGAAGAAGAACATATTGATTGTATGTTGTGGTCAGGATTTAGAACTTACAAGTGGTTACTATCACGTAAACGTGATGCTATGACTACTGGTGGTTTACAAAGATTTGAAATGGTTTATCAGAACAGACCTGGAGAAGGTGGTGCATCTATATTTAATGTAGAACACATTACACAATGTTTTGATATTAATAAGAACGTAGGAGAGATACCTAAACATTCTTACTTAGTTGCAGGATTAGACCCTGCTGCATCTGGCTATCAAGCTGCATTTTTATGGGCAATACTTGATGATGGTGAAGATGCACTTATACAAATGGTAGATATAGAAAACAATAAGGGTGGAGGTGTAGAAGAAGCATTCCGTGTTATTAAAGAATGGCATAGACAATATCATTTATCACATTGGGTTATTGAAGAAAATAACTTTCAAAAAGCTATTAGACAAGACCCACGTATTAAAGATTATGCTAACAACAATGGAATTGTTCTTGAAGGACACGAGACCTATAAAAATAAATGGGATAGTCATTTTGGAGTAACTTCTTTAGCACCTATGTTTACAGATAAACTAATTGTGTTACCTTACGGTAATACAGAATCAAAAGTAAAATCAGAGATATATAGAAAACAGCTATCGTACTTTTCTGCTAAACGTAAAAACGTTTACAAATCTGACGTAGTAATGGCTAGTTGGTTTCCAATAAAAGTATTAAGGAAGTTGCAAAAAGCAACATATTCTGATATTGGAATTGATTATAAACCTAGCTACGAAGGATTTAATATAGTAGAATGGAACGAAGCACCCTGGAGTTAAATGCTAGTTAAAGATATTTTAGACAGAACAATCGCACTTAAAGAAATGCACGATGAAGCATTACCTGATAGAGCAAGATTTAGAGCAATTATGAATGGTGGAACAGATGGTTTAGCAGCTTTGTTAGGTCCATCAATGCAGAATATGGATGAAGATTTATTACCTGCACCAAACTTATTAGTATCTGCTTTAGATAGGCTTGCACAAAAAATAGGTAGAGTGCCTGCATTAGATGTGCATATCACAAACCCTAGAGATAGTGAACGTAATAAAAAGAAAAAAGATAAGTTAGAAAGAATTGTAACTTCTTATGACCAGTTTAATAGATTAGAAACACAACTACCTCAAGTAGCTAGATGGCTACCAGGTTATGGTTTTGCAGTATGGGTAATAACAAGTAAAGCTGACCCACAAGGTAATGTCTATCCTGTAGCAGAATTACGTGACCCATATTCTACATTTCCAGGTTATCAAGGTGCTAGCCAAATGGCAGAAGAACTTGTAACTATAAGAAGAATACCTGGTGAATATCTTGTGCAAATGTACCCAGAGTTAAAGGGATGGTTTGCAGACCAAGGCAGGAAAACAAATGAACCATATAATTTTACATCTGGTTTGTATGTTAATCCTGGACAAGATGGCTCTTGGGAAAACTCAAACGAATCAGGTGAAGTAGTAGTTGAATACATAAACCCAGAGGGTACGTATGTTGTTCACGTTGCTTCCAAAAATATTGTAGACTTTGTTCCAAATCCATTAAAGTCAGGTCCTGCTTTTGTTTGTGCTAAAAGATATTCTTTTGACCAAATACAAGGACAGTTTGACCAAGTAATAGGTTTAATGGCTGCTATGGCAAAAGTAAACATTATGTCAGTTATAGCTATGGAAGATGCTGTATTTACAGAAACAAACATAGTTGGTGAAATTGAAAGTGGACAATACCGTAAAGGTAGAAATGCTATTAACTATTTAGCACCTGGTTCACAAGTAATTAAACCAGTAACTAATTTGCCTTATCAGTTATTTGAATCTGTATCAAGACTTGAAAGACACCTAAGAACTGTTGCAGGATATCCTGTACAAGATGATTCAATATCACCTAACAGTTTCGTAACAGGTAGAGGACTAGAAGAATTACAAGCAGGTATTGGAGCTATGGTAAATGAATATCATAAAGTACTTCAATATGCTATTCAAGATATAGATTACAAAAGATTAGAACTAGATGAACTTGCTTTAAATAAACGTAAACCATTAGTTGGAACATTAAGAGGTTCATCATTTGCAGAGAACTATACACCTGCAACAGATATTGACAGTAACTTCTTAACAAAACGTAAGTACGGTGCTATGGCTACATTTGATGAAGCAAGCAAAGTTATTACAGGTTTACAGTTATACCAAGCAGGTATTATTGATAAAGAAACTATGCAGAGAGAAATGGATGGTTTAGATAATCTACAGAATATTAATGAAAAGATTACTAAAGAAAAAGCTGAAAAAGTTATGTTTGAATCTCTATTAGCTAGAGCAAGTCAAAATGATGCTAAAGCTCAAATGGCATTAGTAGAGATATATAATAATCCAAATAACATTGGAACAATATTAAAGAAATTCTTTACTGCAGAAGAGCCACAACCTAATCAACAAGAAGCAGCTATGGCTCAAATGTTAGGACAAGCAGGTCCACCTCAACCAGGTGGCGCACCTCCAGGTCCACAAGATGTACTAAGTCTTTTACAAGGAGCAGGTTAATGGAAGAAGAAATCAGAATTAACAATGAGTTCCACAAGATTGTTACATCAGAAGATTGGAAGATTAATAAATTAGATGTTGCTGAATTGTATTTGAATGACCAGATACAAGAAGTACAAGATAGTGAGTGGAGTAATATGGATGGCTTAACAATAGTATACGTTCCAGGATATGGAAAATTACAAATGGTATGGATAGAGGACATAAATGACTAGAGGAGTTAAAAAAGGAGCATTTGGATTAGATGCTCAAAGAGGTGAAGGTGCAGCAGAACGTGAAGCTGCTTTAAGAGGAGCGCCATTACTTCCTGAAGATGAAGTAGCAGTAGGTGGTGTAAATGCTATAACACCTGATGTTTTACCTACTACAACACCAGGTCCTACACCAGGACCAGTTTTAGAAGGTAATGCTTTTAGAACTTCAGACAGTCAGGTAAATCCAGTAGATGAGTTACCTGAAGTAGAAGGTTATATGCCAAACAATCCTGCAAACATAGACAGAACAAACGCAATACTTGCAAGCATCAATGACATACTGGGAGGTTCAGAAGAAGCAAGTGCTATGATAATATAAAACTATGGCACTTTACGGATATGAACCACCTGACTTAGAGCTTGCAAACATTGACGAGCAAAGAACTAAAGAAAATCAATATAAAGCTGTCAAGTCACAAATAGAATCTAAACCTGATATAGGTGTAAACCTAGAAGGTATTGTAAATAAATACGGTAATGTTTTAGGTAGAGATATTATGGTAGGTTCTGCATTGTTAGGATTTACTGAAGATTCACCAGAAATATCTGCATTAGTTAAAAGACAAATAGAAATAGAACAAGAGAAATCTAAAAAGTTTGGTGAACAAATACGTGCTATGGGTAGAGGACTTGTTCGTGGTGCTTTTGTTGGATTAGATTCATTTGCTGAAGCATTAATTAAAAGACCATATCAAGCTGCTGCAAGAGCTGCAATAGATGGTGGTATGTCTCCACAATGGGCTAATTTAATATGGATATCAGAATTAATTACTGCAGGTAATGGAGAAAATGTTATTGAGTTTTTATCAGGAGATAAAGAATTTGCTGAAAGATATGATAGAGCTAAAGCACAACTTGGACCTACTGTTGCAACTAGAGCTTTAAAATCGTTAGCTAAAGGTGAGAAAGTAAACTTAGGTGAAGGATATTTTGGAAACTCTACACTTGCTAGAGATACAGCTATATATAAACAAATAGCAGGTACTATCAAAGACCCATCACAATTACAAGCCGTAGAACAAGTTATTCAACAACAATTAGGAACACCTATAACAGAATTAGAACGTGAAGCTGTAGAAGCAAATAAATACAGAGGTCAAACTATTAGCCCTGGTCGTATTATGGCTATGAACTTTGCACAACCAGGAACAGAAAGATATAGACAAGTATCAGGTTTAATTGATGGCGTTGTAACTTTAGGACTTGACCCTGCAAACTTAGTAGGTGCTTGGGTAGGTAAATTGTCTAAAGCAGGTAAAGCATTTACTACTACTGAAAAGATGACAGGTTGGTTAGCTACTAGAGCAACAGGTGCAGATATATACCAAGGTGTTGATTTAATTATTGATGGTAAAAGAGCTTTTAGATATGTAGATGTTGGAGATAATATACTTACAAAACCAACGTATACATTAGATGAATTAGATGCACTAGCTAAAGAAGGTGGTAGAAATACTTACAGATTCTTTACACAAAAAGGACAAACAGTTACTTCAAAAAACAAAGTTAAACCGTTAAAAGGAAAACCTTTTACTTCATTAGGTAAAACAATTTCAAGAGTGCAAGGTGACGATGTTAACCTTACTGTTCTTATAGACAGAGATGCTATAAAGAAAACACTAAGAACAGGACCTGATGGACAAGTAATTTATGGTGGTGGTAGAGCAGGAATAAAAGAAGGTGCAATTAAAGATTATGAAGAGTATGTAGATTTTATTTTAGACCACGAAGCAACTCACGCTTTAGCTTTTAAAGGTGAAGCACCTGCTCATATACAAAGATTACACGATAAATCACATAAGTTGCGAAGAGCTAGACCTGAAGATATGGATGTAGATGCTGTTAGAAAAGCACAAGCTGAATATGAAACAGCTATTAATGCTTACGTAAGTGGATTAAGAATTGGTCGTGTTAAAGATGTAGAGAAAGCTAAGAACGCTTCAGGCTTATCTAAAGTATTAAGACCTTCATTAAATAAAACTAGATTTGAAGAATGGCATAACACTACAGGTAAACAAATATACGAATTTATTTATGACAACGTACAATCAGGTGGAATTAAATATGAAGATTTAATGAAGATACTACCTGACCTAGACCCTGCATCTAAACAAGCAATACTTAAAGCTAACTCT